GGGCGGCTACTTCATGCGGCGGCTTCGTGTGAGCGGCGAGCGCTACGCCGAGGAGCCGGAGAAGAACCAGTATTCGCACATTTGCGAGGCGGGCGAGAACGCCTTCCTTGGCGGCGGCGAGGGCAGGGCGGTGACGATGGGCAACGTCGCGACCGCGCCGGTGCAGGCATGGAATCGGCGCAAGACGATGCGGAGGGTGTCGTGAAGGAGGTCCCCGCCTTCGGCGTCGAGCCCCGGCGCTGGACCGTCGTCTTTCACCGCAAGGCCGAGAACCGGCTCTTCGCCGCGATCGCGCTTGGCCATTTCAAGCATGTCTCGGCGTTTGCCTTCCTGCCCGAGCTCGATGTGTGGGTGTTCTACGATGTCGGCTTCCGTCGTTCCCGTATTGTCCTGATGGCGGACGGGCAGGCCGCGGCCGATCACATCGGCGCTCTCGCGCGCGGCAATGCGCTGGTGACGCTGGCGCCGCGCACGGACGGCCTGCCGCTGGCCCGCTGGGGGCTGTTCTGCACCACGGCGGTCGCGCATCTCCTGGGCGTGCGGTGCGTTTCGCCGCGCCCTGACGCGCTTCATAGTCGCCTCATCGCCCTTGGTGGGATCGAAAGAGACGATGCAAGCCGAAACGCCAGCCCCGCCCCCGGTCGCGGTCGACCCCAATCTCAAGGCGCAGCAGGATGCTGCGCAGGCGGAATTGGTCAGGAACCTGCAGGTTGAGGCCGCCGGCGACACCGCCTCGGTGATGGCCCGCTTCGGCACGCGCATGGCGCTGTCCGGCACCGCCTCCACATCCCCGCTCGTCGCGCCTCCCGCGGCCGCTCCGCGCGCGGCTCCGGCCTCACCCTATTATGCTCCGGCCCGGGGCGCCTTCTGATGGCGACCGCGCTGGCCGCAATGACGCAGGAAGCCAAGGGACTTGCGGCCGCCGCCCGCCTGCACGACGCGCGCGCATGGAAAGCACAGTGGGAGATGGACTTCCGCGAGTGCTATTTCTTCGCCTCGCCGCATCGCCAGCGCATCATGACCTCGGCCTCGTCCTCGGCCATCATCCGCATCCAGGATGCCGGCGAACTCAACACCGACGAAGCGTTCATTCTTTGCGGCGATTTCGTCACCGAGGTGGTCAACGCGTTCATGCCGGAGGCCAAGTCGTGGTGCGAGATGGGGCCGGGGATGGACCTCCCCGCGGCGGTCTGGGATCAGGTCAAGGACAAGGTCAAGGCCAACGAGACCGCGATCTTCTCGGCGATGCGCGCCTCGAATTTCTATTCGGAGGTGGCCAAGGGATTCTATCCCGACCTGTCGATCGGGACGGTGGCGCTATGGATCCAGCGCCCGCACCCGAACTCCCCGATCATCAACTCCGCGGTCCCGCTGCGGGAGATTGACGTCAACCTCGGGCCCTATGGCGACATCGACGATCGCTTCGTGACCCGCTACACCCGCAACTGCTATGTGCAGGAGTTGGTCGGCGAGGAGATCTGGAACAAGATCATCAACGATCCGGCGCACGCCAAGCTGGTGAAGGAAATCCAGGACGACACCAAGGGCCGCACCCAGGTGGTGTGGGGTTATTGGCGGATCTGGGAAGACCGCTCGGACGAGTGCTGGCAGCACGTCGTCATGGTCGGCAAGACCGGCAACAGCCTTGTGCACGATGTCGAGCTGAAGGGCGAGGGCTGCTGCCCGCTGTGGATCGGCCGCTTCAATCCGACGCCCGATGCGCCATGGGGATTGGGGCCGCTGATCCAGGGCCTGCCGTCGCTGCGCCAGATCGACGAGGCCGAGATCATGATCCAGGAGCATTCCGAGCTCTCGATGCGCCCGCCCACGACCTATCCGCAAAGCCTCGACGTGCATAACGGGTTCGAGGCCGGATACGGCTACCCCTGCATGCCGGGTGAGGAAGCGGCGATCAAGAAAATCTACGACGTGCCGCCGCCGAACACCGAGAATTACAGCTACGAGACCAAGGTCAAGAAGCTGCGCAAGCTGTTCTATGTCGACCTGCCCGAGCAGACCGGCGACACCCCGCCGACCCTTGGTCAGTGGCTCGACGAGATGGCGCGGGCGCAACGCCGCATCGGCACGCCCGGCATGCCGTTCTGGCGCGATCTCTCGCAGATCTTCATCCGCTACAAATATCTCTTGGAGAAGTCGAAGGCGATCGAGCCGATCACGGTCGACGGCCGCCAGGTCGCGATGCTGCCGCGTAACCCGGCGCAGGCGAGCGCGCAGACCCAGGAGCTGGCCGAAGCCGCGCGTACCGGACAGATCATCTTCGGGCTATTCCCGGAAGAGGCCAAGATGAATATCGACGGCCGCAAGACCATGGAAAACTGGATCGAACTGTCGCGCACCGGCAAGGTCCTGGTGATGCGGCCGCAACAGCAGGTCGCCGAAGCGACGAAGCAGATGGCGCAGCTCGCCGGCGCCCGCCATGTCGGCGATCCCGGCCAGGGCACGCCCGGACCGGCCGCATGACCCATCCCGTCCCCGACAAGTTTCTGCTCGAGGCGATCGCTCGTATCGCCCGCACCCCGGATGGCCGCCTGCAATACCTCTATCTGCAGCGCGCACTGATGGCGGTTCCAACGCTCGCCGATCCCTGTGCGTTGAGCGCGCATCATGGAGAGCGCAGGTTCGCCGCCAGATTGATCGGCCTCATGGCAACAGGGATTTCAGAGAGTGGCGGACGAACCAGCAGCGGCGGTACCAGCGACACCGACAGCGAACAGCCCATTGTCGTCGCCAAGCCCGAGCCCGTCGACGCCCGCGTCTCCCGCGGCGCCGGCCGCCGCATCGGACCCGACACCCGCGTCCCCGGCTACGACCTCCCCGACGAAGCCTGACTGGTTGCCCTCGGATGAGTTCTGGGATGCCGAGAAGGGCGAACTGAAGGGCGCCGACCTCGGCAAGAAGTTCAACGAATACGCGACGTGGAAGGCGGCCGAGGATGTCCGCAAGGGCTCCCTGCCGCAGACACCCGATGCCTACAAGGTCGAGCTGCCCGCCGATTTCAAGCCGCCCGCAGGTGTGGACTTCAAGCTCGATGCCGGCAATCCCGCGTTCAGCCAGCTCAAGGCGGTCGCGCACAAGCACGGCCTGACCCAGGACGCGGTCAACGAACTGGTCGGCGTCTATGCCGGCGAGCGTGTCGGCACGGATGCCGCGATCGCCGCCGCGCGCGCCGCCGAGGTCGGCAAGCTCGGCCCGTCAGGCCCGGCCCGCGTCGATGCGGTCACCCGCTTCATGGACGCCTCCGGTCTCGGGCCGCTGAAGAGCACGCTGGTCACCGCGGGCCAGGTCGAGGCGATGGAAGCCCATATCACCAGGCTGACCACGCAGGGCGGGGCCGGCTTCACGCAGAGCCACCGCGTGCCGCCGGACACCAAGGCGATTCCAAACTACGCGAACATGAGTTTCGAACAGCGCCGGTTAGCGCAGGACCAGCAACTCGCCGCACGGCGCAAGGCTTGAAGACGGAGGAGTCCTTAAATGGTTTCGCTCACCACCACGATCTCGACGCCGACGAACTTCGTCGAATACGCGAAGTCGATCGACGAGAACGATCCGACCCGGACCTTTGTCGAGAACATGGTCGACATGTCGGACGTGATGCGGGCGATCCCGATCCTGCCCGCGGAGCGCGGCAAGCGCGCCTACATGGACATCGCCTCGCTGCCGACCGTCGGCTTCCGCGGCCTGAACGAGGGCCCGAACCAGGGTCTCGGTTCGTTCAACCTGCGCGAGGAAGACACCTTCTTCATCGACGATTACATCTTCGCCGACCGCGCCATGATCGACCGGCTCGGGCCCGAAGGCAAGTACAAGCAGGAGAAGCTGAAGTCCACCGCGCTCGCGCAGTTCTTCAGCCAGAACGTCATCAAGTCGGACAATTCGAGCAACGCCCGCACCCCGAACGGCATCCAGGTGCGATGCCTCGACACCACGGCGATCACCGGCAACCTGATCAACAATTCGGCCGCGGCCGGCGGCGGCCCGCTGTCGCTCGCCAACCTCGACCAGCTCTACTGGCGCGTCAACAAGCCGACGCACTGGATCATGCCGCGGGGCATGATGCCGCAGTGGGACACCGCAGCGCGCAGCAACACCCTGGTCAACCAGACCGTGGCCTATGCCGAGGACGACGTCGGCCGCCGCATCATCAAGTTCAAGGGCTTGCCGATCCTGTTCGGCTATGAGCCCGACGACTCGCCGGACCTGCTGCCCTTCACGGAAGTCGGCTCGGGCGGCGGCGGCGCGGTGACGGCCTCGATCTATTGCGTATCGTTCCGGCCCGGCGGCTTCTACGCCATCGAGCAGACCCCGCTCACCGTGATGCCGGAAGGCCCGACGGTCGGCATGCCCTTCGATTCCACACACATCAAGTGGGACTACGGTTTCGCGCGCGAGCACCCGAAGGCCATCGCCCGCCTGACCTCCATCACCAATGCCGCGATCGTGGCGTAAGGAGCTGATCCCATGGCCTTGACCGCAAACGCGATTCCCTCCCAGGTCACGACGTTCCCGTGCCCGTTCGACGCCACCCTGGCGTTCTGCTCGGCGCAGGTCGTGGTTGCCACGGGGTTCCTGAACAACCTCAACTCGGGGCTGATCGATCTCGGGGGCGCCGCGCCGGTGGCCGCGGCGGGCCGCACCGACTTCATCTGGAACCTGCTGATCACCGCCGCCAACTTCGGCACCGCGGACGAGAGCTACACTTTCCGGCTGCTCGGTTCGAACGACAACACGTTCGCCAACGGCAACGTCGAACTGCTCGCCATGCACGACATCGCTGCGACCGCGGCGCTGCGCAACCTCACCGCAGTGCTCGGTGCCACGCCGACCATCCCGCCCACCAACATGGCCGGCACGCTGTTCCAATTCCCGGCCACCAACCTGATGCAGCGGATCTATTACCGCTTCCTCAAGGCGCACATGGTCGCGGTCGGGACCGGGCCGAGCGTGACCTGCACCTCGTGGATCAGCCGCGCCGGCATCGACGTCTAAGGGGGCAAGGGGAATGGCGACGAGCAACGGCGCGTTCACGCTGACGATCAATACCAACGTCGGCTTCGGCGAGACCGCCCGCCCCCACACCGAGAGCGTGGCGCTGCGGGACATGCTGCTGCAGGTCGCCCAGGACGTCGGGGCCGGGCGCCCGTCGCGCGCGATCCTCGATCGCAATGGAAATAACGTCGGGTCCTACAGCTATGGCTCCGGCATGATCAACTCAGGAAGGTAATATCATGGTCGGAACCATTGCCATCGAGACCAACAAGCCGGTTACCGCCTATCACATCGTGACCGGCGCCCAGGTTTTTCCCTACGCGGTCGACGCCATGCACGCGATCGGAAACCATCCGATGGAGTGGAGCGCTTCGCCGTGGTCCCGGGAGGACGCCGAAGTCGCGCGCAAGCAGGTCAACGCCCGCAACGAAAGCGAAGGTGTGCCCCCGCTCCCCGCCCCCGCCCCGCTCTCGCCCGAGGACCAGAAGGCGCTTGACGAACACAACAAGGCGGTCGCCGAGGCGGCTGACCGGCTGAAGGCCTACTATGCCAGGAAGGCCGAGGAGGAGAAGGTCGCGGCCCAGGTCGCCGCCGACGAAGCACTGATCGCCTCGACCCCGCCCCAGCCCGACCTGACAGTTCGCCGCCCGCTCTCGCCCGCCCAGATCCGCAAGGCCGCCGCTCAATTATCTCCCGAAGAGGAAAAGGCCAAGGCCGACGCCGACAAGAGAGCCGCCGACGAGGAGCGCGCCCGCGCCGATCACGCCGCGGCTCAGAAGGCCGCCTCCGACAAGGCGCACGCCGATCAGATCGCTGCGAGCAACGCCAAGATCACCACCTGAAGTCCCAAGCGCCCAACCTTGGACCCTCCCCTCACCGGGAGGGTTTCTTTTGACGGTGCGTTGCCCATGATGACCGGCCGCCGCACGGTCGGGCATGGCAGCCATTGTCTATCTCGCGACCAATCGGATTAACGGCAAACGCTACGTGGGAGTCACTAGCCATGGGCTGGCCTTCCGTCGTCGCCAACACGAACAAGCCCCCAACGCCAAACGGGTAACCTGCCGCTACTTCCATGCTGCGATGCGTAAATATGGGAAGGAGGCATTCGAGTGGATGGAGTTGGTCCACTGCGAGACGTTCAATGAAGCCCTCCAGGAAGAGATCCGGCTGATATCGGAGATCAAGCCAGAATACAACCTTACGATCGGCGGCCAGGGGACGGCTGGGCGTGTCATATCGCAGGAACAGCGCGATCACCATTCGCGGATGATGAAGGGTCGCAAACGCAATCCTGAATCTGTCGCCAAGATGATCGCGACGAATACCGGACGAAAACGCGATCCGGAACAACGTAAGCGCATGAGTGACGCCCGTATCGGGATGAAATTCAGCGCCGAGCATTGCCAAAAGATAGGACTGTCAAAAAAAGGCCGCAAGCAGTCCATGGAGGAAATCGAAAAACGGCGCCAGAAAGCGCTGGGGAGACCGTGCTCGCAGGAGCACCGCGAGAAAATTCGGGCTACCTTGAAAGGCAGGAAGCGACCTGAAAATGTTGTCGCTCGGATGCTGTCCGCTCGCGCGAAGACTTTTGCAGCCCGCAGGATGGAGGCAGCAAATGGCTAGCTTTGAGTGGCCTATCGGGAAAACCGAATTAATTAACTCCGCTCTGTCGCAGACCGGAGATATGCTCGTCTCCGCCGCCGACGACGGCTCGGTCGAATGGAGCACCTGCTCGCCGGCCTATGAGCGCGGGCTGGCCTACATCACCGAGGCGCATGCGTGGAATTGGGTGACGGACTGGCGCGTGCTGCAGCCCTTGCCAACCGCGCCGATCGATGACCGCTACGACACCGCATACGCGCTGCCGCCCGAACTCGTCCACCTGATCCAGGTCCGGGTCAATGACGGCCCGTGCGTCTGGGATTTCCTGAACGGGCAACTCGTCGTCAACGCCAAGGGTGGGCCACCGCCGCCGTCCGTGGCGACCGTTCCGTTCCAGGTGATGATCAAGGGCATCTTCTCGACCAACTCCGATCCGGTCGCGGCGACGCCGACGGTGATCGTGGTGCTGCAGCTCTTCGTCATGTCCGGCATTTACCGCGGCATGAAGAAGGATGTCGCGGAGGCCAACAACCTATGGTCCATCGCGCACAAGATGCTTGGCGAGGCCAAGGCGCGCCACGATATGCAGCAGCCCAAGCGCAAGATGTTCATTTCCCGGGTCAACGAATCCCGCCGCCACCGCCGGCCGGGCTCGCCGACGGTGCGCGGCCTGGGAGGTCCCGGCTGGCCCGGGACGTGAGCCATGCCGCGACAGATCCAAGGCTCCCAGTTCGCTTTTCCATACGGTGAAGTCGACCCCGACCTCAAGCGCCGCGACGATCATCCGGCGCGCAAGGGCGGCTTGCGCCAGATGTCGAACGCGCGCATCCATAACTCCGGCACGATCCAGAACCGCCCCGGCCGCCGCGCGCTGTTTGTCGCCCCGGCGAGCCGCATCGAAGAGATCGTGATGTCGCCGGGAAATCTGTTCAAGCTGGTGTTCGGCTCGGGCTTCCTGAACGTGCAGAACTCGGCTGGCTTGCTGGTAGCCTCATTTCTTAATCTCGGCGGCGGCGCGGCAATCCCGTGGACGGTCGCCACCACGAACGTCATTCGCTATGCGCAATTCGGACTCTCGGTCTACATCACCTATACCGGCATCCCGCCGCAGATCCTGACATGGGACGGCGCTGCGACATGGACGCTGGTCAACTTCACGGAGCTGGTGATCGGAGGCCAGAAGCGGACCTGGTTCTATCGCATCTCGCCGCAGGGCATCGGCATCCTGCCGTCGGCGCGCACCGGCAACATCACCGTCACTGCGACCGCTGCGGTATGGACACCCGGCCATGCCTCCACGCGGATCAGGTTCGTCAATCGACAGATCCTGATCACCGGCTATGTCAGCCCGACCGTGGTCAATGCCACCGTGCAGGAAGCTCTGCCTGGCGCACAGGTGCTGACTTTCGCCACCGATCCGCGGCCGGTCTACAGCCCCGGCGACATCGTGATCGGTGCCACGTCGGGGTCGAAGGGCATCGTCACCACCGTGGCATTCACCGGACCAGGCGGCAACATCACCGTGCAACTGATCACGACCAACACCTCGGTCGTGCAGTTCACTCCATTCTCCGCTGGAACGGTGGTTGCCTTCACGACTGAGAATGTCGTTGGGCCCGGCGGCAGCATCTCTGCGGGTTCGGCCGGCGGCATCGTCGATCCCAACGTCGCCGTGACGTTCTGGGACGACGAGGTGATGAACTCGCTGCGCGGCTATCCGACATCGTGCTTCGCCGATCAGTTTCGTCTCGGTCTCTGCAACTTCCCGGCGCTCCCGAACGGTATCGGGTGGTCCTCGATCAATGCGCCGACCGATCTCTACATCGGCGGCCCGACCGTGCCGAACGGTGCGATATTCGAAACCGCGCCGGACAAGGTGCAGGTGCAGGATGTGGTCGCCGGGCCTGAGAGCTCCGAATTCGTGTTCTGCGATCACAAGATCTACTACATCAAGATCGACGCGCAAAACCCGCTGAAGCCTGGAAGTGTCAGCTTTCAGACGCTGTCGAGTGACGGCGCTGCGTCGGTGCAGCCGCGCGTCGCGCAGGATTTCATTTTCTACGTCAACGCCGGCGGCAATAGCGTGATGGCGGTCACCGCGCCGGGCGCCTACTATCGCCCGTTCAACACCAAGAACATGACGGATTTCCACTCGCATCTGTTCAGCAACATCGTGGCGCTGGCGGCGCCGAACGCCGATGGCACCTTCAACGAGCGCTATCTCTACGCGCTCAACGCCAATGGCACGATGGCGTGCGGTAAATACAACGCCAAGGACGGCCAGCTCAGTGATGAGATCGGATGGGGCCCGTGGTCCGGTAGAGGCACTGTCGCGTGGATTGCAGCGACCAATGCTGACGTGCTGTTCACGACGAACTATTTCAACGCCGCAAATGTCTGCGAGGTCCTCGACGATACGGTCTACATGGACGGCTCGGTGTTGGTGAACGCCGTCCCCATCGGCATGGCTGCGCCGCCCGGCAAGGGCCCGCTGTGGTGGATGGCAAATCAGAGCGTGTTCCTGATGGACCAGGGCACCCGCCCGATGGGGGTCTATCTGATCGATGGCAACGGCTTCATCATCCCGCAGAACAACGGCGGCGAGAATCTCCTGTCCGCGTCGCTGGTCGCCGGGCTGGTCTGGACCGGCATCGCCGAGCCGTTCGCGCCCGACGCGCCGTCGGGAGCCGACCAGCATCAGCGCATGGAGCTGCGGCAGTACTCCTATTTCGGCGCCTATGTCATCCATTCGACCGGGCTGCTGTTTGCATCGATCTTCTCCGGCAAGCAGACCCGCACCGGCCCCCTCGTCGGTTCGACCCAGAACACAAGTCGACGCCCGGCCTACAACATGGACGATGACACCACTTTGCCGCCCGTCCAGCGCGAGACCGTGGAGAAATGGACGCCGATCGGGAGTTCGTATGACCCGCGCGTGGCCGTGACATGGGATACGCCAGGTCCGATCCAGATCCTCGAATTTGCGATGGAAATCACGATATGATCGGAGCCGCATAATGCAGGCAGCAGGAGCAGCGGGCGGCACTTCGCTGATGTCGATCGGACTGTCGGCCTATTCGACCATCCTGCAAAGCGAGGGGGTGGCGAAGGCCGACGAATTCCAGGCCGCAAAGCTCGAGAGCGCGGCGACCTATGGCGAATTGAAGGCCGTGCAGACCGGCGGCCAGATGACGCGCCAGCTCAACCAGGTGTTGGGCAACATCGACGCGGTGCGCGCCGCCGCTCACGCCGATCCCAATTCTCCGACCGGCGCGGCATTCCGCGACGATCAGGAAAGCCTCGGCATTTCGCAGCGAACCACGACGGTTGACAGCATCCTGGCGCAGGCGACGCAGGACAGGAACGACGCCGCCTATTACAAATCCGCGGCGAGCGATGCGCTGTTCGCCGGCGAGGTATCGGCAGCGGCCGGCATCGCCAAGGGCATTGTCGGCGTGATCCCCGGATTTGGGGGTAAGGGCTGATGGTTGAACTCGCCACCGTCCCCGATCGCATCGTCACCTCGACGGCGCCGCAGTCCTCGGTCTCGCGGCAGGACATCATCGGCTCGACCAACCTGATGGCGAAGGCGATCGGCGACGTGGCCGACGCCTCGATGGATATTGCGACGCGGCAGGCCAAGGAACAAGCGGCCGAGGACCTGCAGAAACAGAAGGTGACGCTGAACGCCGACGGTTCGGTGTCGGTCGCCAACCCGGCCAATTCGATGATCTTCGGGGCGGCCGGCGATCATTATCGCGCCGCGGTGCAGGCCGGCACCATCGCACAGCACAGCAATGTCATCTCGCAGGAGATGAACGACCTGCACCAGAAATACCCGACCGATCCGGCCGCCTTCAAGACGGCGGCCGATGCGTGGAAGGCGCAGTACCTGCAGGACCACGGCGGCGGGCAGGTCGGGTTGGCCATCCAGCAGCAGGCCGAGTCCGTGCAGACCCAGCACGCGCTGGCGATCACCAACACCACGGCGCAGCTCGACGTCTCCAATCAGCAGAAGTCGATCCAGGCCAACATCGCCGACCAGAAGAACGTGCTGCAGGGCCTGGCGCGCCAGCCGGGCGGCACCGACACGCCGCAGTTCAAGTCAGCGGTCGACCAGATGGCCGCCTCCTATCAGGCGCTGACCACCAATCCGCTGTTCAAGATGCCGCAGGATCAAGCCGATCTTGAGGTGAAAAACTTCAAGAACCTGCTGCGCGGCGAGGCCACCGTCTCCCACATCGACGAAACCTTCAACAAGAAGGGCAAGGCCGAGGCGCAAGCCGCGCTGACCGAAACAATCCTGCAGAACCCGAACCTCGCCGAGGTCGACCGCACCAGGCTCTATGCGCAGGGCATGTCGCGGCTGGCCTATCTCACCGGCGACGCCAAGGCCACGATCGACGCCAACCGGCAGATCACGACCGAGATGGAAGCCGGGCTGGCCAAGGGTGTGATCAAACCAGAGGATCCGGCCGTAGGGCTCGCCATCCGGCGCGCGCGCGATATCGGCGATGCCGAGGGCGCGCAGCGGATCACGGCGGCCGCGGCGGTCAAGCAGCAGTTGCGCGGCGTGCAGAGCCTACCGGACGCGATTCGCGACGAGGTGCTTGGCAAGCCGGGCGGCGCGGTCAACACATCGCTACCGCCCGAGGCGCGGGGCCTGCTCGACACCATCGCCAGGACCGAGTCCGCCGGCCGCTACAACGTCCGGTACGGCGGCGCCACCGACAAGACGTTCCAGGATTTCACCGACCACCCGCGCGTGGCCGAGCCGATTACCTCTGGCCCCGATGTCGGCAAGACCAGCTCCGCAGCCGGCCGCTACCAGTTCATCGGCTCGACCTGGGACCAGCAGGCCAAAAAGCTCGGTTTGAAGGACTTTTCCCCGGCCAATCAGGACACGGCGGCGTGGGACCTTGCGCAAACCGAATACAAGACGCGCACCGGCAAGGACCTGCTGACCACGCTGAAGTCCGGCGACACCTCCGACGTGCTACCCAGCCTGTCCGGGCAATGGTCGAGCCTGCCGGGCGGGCGCCAGCCGGCCAAGCAGTTCAACGGCTTCACGCCCGAGCAGGTGCAGCAGAATCCGTTCCTGATCTCGGCCTATGTCCGGACCCTGTCGCACGATCCCGAGCTGCGCGTGCAGTCGGCCAAGCAGACCGCCGAGGCCGTCGGCAAGGCGCTTGACAACGGCATCCTGCCATCACCGCAGGCGGTCGCGGAGGTCAATCAGGCGGCCGTGCTATACCCCGACAAGATGGGGGCGGTGGCCGACACAATGAACGGTCGTCTTCAGGGCCAGAAGATCGCGCAGATCCCGCAGGAGCAGCAGGAGCAGATCGTCGAGAGCTACAAGCGCGCCACCGACGGCCAGGACGTGCACCACATCAACGTGGCGACCGCGGCGCTGGCCCAGGTCGAGGCCTCGAACAAGAACATGCGGGAACACCCGTATGACGAGGCGGCCCAGCGCGGCTGGACGCCACAGGCCGCCGCGATCGACCCCGCCGCCCCGCCGGAGGACATCACCAAGGCGATCGTGCAGCGAGCCGGCCTATCGGCGCGGATCGGCGCGCTCAATCACACCCCGAACCCGCCGCTGCTCGACAAGGACGAGATGCCCAAGCTGCAGGCCGCCCTGCAGGGTCCAAACGGGCCGGCGACGCTCGGCCTGATCGCCCAGGGACTGAAGCCGGAGGAGATGAACACCCTGCTCGGCGAGAAGGGCTTTGTCGATTCCGTCACCGGCATGATGTCGAGCAAGGATCCGGCCCGGATGACCTCGGCCATGGCCTTCGTTGACAAGCAATGGCGCGGCAATGCAGCCGATGCCGAGGCCAAGTTCGGCTCTGCGGCGGTGACACGGCTGCAGGCATGGCAGGCCCTGCGCGACAGTTTTGGCCCGGCGGAATTGGCGGAACGGCTGAACGCCTCCGACGATCCCTCGACGGTCAGGGCGCGCGAGGAGGCCAAGGATCAGGCCGAGAAGGAAGTGAAGGGACTAACCCCTTCGGATATGGCCTATAAGATGGGGACCGGTTGGCCCGGCATCGGCCGGCTGACCGGATCGACCCCGTCGGCGCCGTTCGACAGCATCAAAGGGGGAGAACTGGCGGCCGACTATCGGACAACATACACCGCGCTGCGGACCTATGGCGTCGACGCCGACAAGGCCTCCGAGCTCTCCCTGCAGCGGCTTGGCGCGAGCTGGGGCGTATCGCCGACCGCCGGCAACCAAGTGATGAAGAACCCGCCGGAGCGGTCCTATCCGGCCATTGCCGGGTCGCATGACTGGCTGCAGTCCGATCTGAACGATTGGGTGACGCGGCGCGCCGGGCCGCAGTTCACCGCAGGCCCCCGCACGCTGGAGACCGGCATCGGCGGGGTTGTGCAATCGCGCAACTGGCAGGTCGAGGGCATGATCTCCGACGGCCAGACCCAGGCCGAGATCGCCGCGGGTCGCCCGCCATCCTATCAGGTCGCGATCCGCAAGGACGACGGCACGCTGCAGATCATGGGCAGCCGGATTGCTTTCGACCCCTCCGACCATATCGCCGCGCACGGCCAGCGCCTCGATCAGCGCCGGCAGGACATCAGTGCTGCTCGACCGGAGAACAACCCGGGGATGCCGCAGCCATGAGCGCGATCGACGTTCAGTCGGATGCCGCCTTCGGCCTCAACCCGGGGCAGGGTGCTGCACCACA